AGTTGCCAGTTGAAAAAGGTGCTGGATTAACAGCTAAAGGTCGGGCAAAATACAACCGTGAGACTGGAAGCAATTTAAAGGCTCCACAACCCAAAGGCGGCGCTCGAAAAGACTCTTTTTGCGCACGCATGAGTGGTGTTGTGGAACATTCAAAGGGGGACGCTCCACGCGCCAAGGCATCGCTAAAGCGGTGGGATTGCCCCGGTTGGTAAGGACAAAAAGAGATGGCGTATTCTGACACCTACGGACAAACGGTCAATGTGCAGACTTTGATTGACCACGGCGCTCGTCGGTGCGGAAAACTGGCGGAAGAGTTGACTTCTGAGCAAGTCGTCTCCGCTCGTCAATCCCTTGGGTTCTTGCTCTCTAACCTCATTAACCGTGGCATTCAGTATTGGTGCATCAGCAAAGAGGTCATTGGCCTCTCCCCTAACAAATACCAATACACCCTGCCTGATGGGGCTGTAGACACGCTTAACGTGCTGTACCGCACTTTAAATCGTCCAGTAGGGGCGTATACCTCATCTGCTGGTGGTGTGGTTGCAAACCTCTACGATGGCGACACAAGCACCTTCACTCAGCAGACTTCGGCTAACGGCAACTTCACGGTCAATTACGGCACGACAAACCCCATCTACGCGGGTTCTATTGGCTTCTTGCCTTACATTGCTGGCGGTGGGTCAGCAACATGGAATATCTCGCTTCAATACTCTTCGGACGGTGTGACGTACTCTACGTTGCAGAACCTTGGCGCAATCTCTGTCACTGACAACACATGGGTGTGGACGGACATCGACCCCGGTCAATCCGTCGCCTTCTACCGCATCGTTATTTCTGGTGGCGCTACTCTTGCTCTTCGCGAGTGGTACATCGGCAATAACAGCACCGAGGTAATGATGTCTCGCTTGAACCGCGACGACTACACCAACCTGCCCAACAAAAATTTCACAGCAAACCAGCCTTTTCAATTTTGGTTTGACCGCACCATTCCGAACCCCACGCTTTACTTGTGGCCTACCCCTAGCAATGCATTTGTGCAGATGACTGTGTGGTATTCCACTCAAATCATGGATGTGGGTGCTTTGACTGACGAATTGCAGATTCCCCAGCGCTGGTACGAGGCTGTGGTGTTCATGCTGGCTCACCGTATGAGCCTTGAACTCCCGCAAGTTGCTATGGACAGGGTTGGCTATCTTGAAAAGATGGCTGAGAAGTACCTATATGAAGCAGAGCAGGAAGAGCGCGACAAGTCACCGATTTACTTCGCCCCTAACATTTCTGTGTACACGAGGTAGCGGATGCCTATTTTCTTGGACACAACAGGGCTGACTTCACTTGCCATCGCGGTGTGCGATAGGTGCAAGATGAAGCGTACCTATGTGGACTTGAGACCAGATGGGAACTCGCCCGGTCTGCGCGTCTGCGGTCAAGGTTGCTGGGACACGCTTGACCCTTATCGTTTAGCGGCGCGGAAAACCGAAAGAATCAACCTTCGCTTTGCAAGACCTGATGTAAGTGTTGCGGCTAACGACAATTTCTTGATGACTGGCGGAACAAGCGAGTTTCAGATTTCGACCGAACAAAACACTCAGACTCCTACAAACACGGGGAACAAAGACACCATTGCGCCGAACCCCCCAGACAATACGAGTACCTAAATGTCCGCACAAGTAACCATACTTCAACTCCCAGCCGCTGGTGCTATCACAGGCACTGAGGCGGTTCCTATTGTCCAAAACGGGGTGACAGTCCAAACCACGACTGCGGCGCTTGCTGGCTCACCTGTTCAGACTTACACCTATTTAACGGTCAGCCAAACGCCTCAGTTGGCAAACAGTCGTTCTGTGGGGGCAACCAATGGGTTAACTACGACCGACGGCGGAGCGCAGGGAGTCTTCAATATAACGACCACAGGCGCTTTATTGTCTTTGGTGAACTCTGGTACTGGGTTCCAAGTAAAAACGTCTTCTACAGCCATTACAGGGCGCTCTATCGCTGTTTCTGGCAATGGATTGTCAATTACAAACGGTTCTGGCATATCTGGCGACCCAACCATCGCTTTAAGCGGTCAAGTGTTGAATTTTGCCAACGCCAGTTTTAATGGTCTTGTGGCGCTTTCAACTGGTGGCGCTATCACTTCTGCGACCATTACGGGAACTGCAAGCCAAATTAGCGTTGCAAACGGAACTGGGGTAAGCGGTAACCCAACAATTTCTTTGGCGGATAACCCTGTGTTGCCCGGTCTTGAGAGCGTCACCGTACCAATTGGCGCTACGGGTTCGCGCCCATCTTCTGCTGTAAATGGTATGTTGCGCTACAACACCACCCTTGCCGTCTTTGAAGGCTACGCAAACGGCGTATGGGGTGCAATTACAACGGGTTCAGGTGTTACCTCTGTTGGTACTGGCACAGGTCTGACGGGTGGGCCAATCACCACCACTGGCACGATTTCTATTGCGAACACAACCGTTGTTGCTGGTACTTACGGCAGTTCAACCAATGTGGGTCAGTTTACGGTCAACGCTCAAGGTCAACTGACTTTTGCTGGCGATGTGGCTATCAGCGCCGCGTCTATTGGCGCAGTGACTACCATCCTTGGTACGGCAAACGAAATAACCGCAACGGGTACATCGACTGTCACATTGTCTTTGCCTGTAGCTTTGACTTTTTCTGGCAAGACAGTAACGGGTGGCACGTTCAACATGACGGCGGCTACCGTTGGGGCAGACACTGTTGCTACCTTGACCGCAACCCAGACACTCACAAACAAGACCATCAGCGGTGCAAGCAACACGCTGACCAATATTGCCAACGCATCGTTGACCAACTCGTCTGTGACGGTTGGAACGACTGCAATTGCTTTGGGCGCATCAAGTCTTACTTTGGGTGGATTGACTTCGGTTGCTGTGACGCAAGACCCAACGTCTGCATTGCAGTTGGCGACCAAACAGTATGTAGACGCGGTGGCTGAAGGGCTTCATGTCCATGCATCTTGCGCGGCGGCGACACCAGCTACGCTTGCATCAATTACGGGCGGCACGGTTACCTACAACAACGGCACGGCTGGTGTTGGCGCTACCTTGACCTTGTCGGTGGCTTTGACCGCTTTGGACGGTTATACGCTGGTCAACGGTGACCGTGTCTTGGTTAAGAACGAAGTTGCCAGCGCCAACAACGGCATTTACACATGGGCTACTGGCGGCACGGTTCTAACTCGTGCAACTGACTTTGACACTGCGGCTGAGATGGCAAGCGGTGACTTTACATTTATCTCCTACGGAACTCTGTACGGAAGTACAGGTTGGGTGCAGACTGACCCAGTGACGGTTGTTGGCACAAGTCCTGTGACTTGGATACAGTTCTCTGGTTCTGGAGCATACACAGCAGGCACAGGTCTGACCCTTACGGGTACACAGTTCAGCATCACCAATACGGCGGTGACTGCTGGCGCGTATGGCTCTGCCACTCAGGTCGGTACGTTCACTGTTAACGCGCAGGGTCAATTGACTCTTGCAGGCAACACCACAGTGACTCCAGCGGTCGGCTCCATCACAGGTCTGGGTACTGGGGTTGCAACTGCCTTGGCGGTCAACGTAGGTTCTGCTGGCGCTTTTGTGACGTTTGACGGGGCTTTGGGTACACCAAGCAGTGGTACGGTGACCAACTTAACTGGTACTGCATCAATTAACATTAACGGAACTGTTGGCGCTACGACGCCCACAACAGGAAACTTTACAACAGTCACTGCCACCACAGGCATCTTCGGAGGAACATTCTAATGGCACAAGCAGGCTTCACGCCCATATCTCTCTACTTCAGTAGCACTGCGGCGGCAACGCCGTCTGCTGGAAATCTTGTTGCTGGCGAGTTGGCACTCAATACAGTTGATGAAAAGTTGTATTTCAAGAACTCCGCAGGAACCGTTAAGTTGTTGGCATCAAACGCCACCTCTGCGCCAGTTCTCTCGTTCCAAACATCTTTGAGTGGTTTGACCCCATCTACGGCTACAACAGGCGTAGTGACGCTTGCTGGTACTTTAGGCGTTGCATCAGGCGGAACAGGTCTTACAACTCTTACCGCAGGTTCTTTGGCTTATGGCGCAGGTACAAGTGCATTTAGCACACTTGCAATTGGTACAGCAGGACAGATTCTGACTGTTAACTCAGGCGGTACTGCTCCTCAGTGGACAACATTGACAAGCGTGTCGGTGACCACGTTTTCTGCTGGTACGACTGGCTTCACGCCTTCTTCTGCGACTTCTGGTGCAGTCACATTGGCTGGTACTTTGGCGACCACCAACGGCGGTACAGGTCTGACATCATTTACTGCAAATGGTGTGGTTTTTGCATCTAGTTCAAGTGTATTGGCTACTGGGTCTGTGCTAGTTTTTGATGGGACTAATCTTGGTATTGGCGCATCACCTGCACAAACACTTCATGTAAAAACATCAACGTCTGGAACACCAATTACTTTGGGTGTGTTGTCAAACGCTACAGGCTTGCCAGCGTTGTCATTTAATGGTTCATACGCATCAACCACAATGGCGGGTATTTATGGCAATGGTGCAACAGCAAGTAGTCTTTATTACGAAGTCCCATCTGGTCAAAGTCACTTCTTTGGGATTGCTGATGTAACTAAGGTGACCATCGATTCCTCAGGCAATGTAGGTATTGGTACAAGTTCGCCAACCTCTGGCTTGCAAACCAACGGCTCGTCTTCAAAGTCTGCTTTTAAGACTCCAAACATTGCCGAGGTGGACACCATCTCTGCAACTGCGGCGACTGGCACAATCAACTACGACGTCACGACTCAATCGGTGCTGTTTTACACAAGCAATGCATCGGGTAACTGGACAGTAAATTTCCGTGGTTCTAGCGGTACATCTTTGAACACCTTGATGCAGACTGGCGAATCCATCTCTGCGACCTTCTTGGTGACTCAAGGTTCTACTGCATACTACAACTCTGCTGTGACCATTGACGGCACTTCGGTAACCCCGAAATGGCAAGGTGGAACTGCACCAACATCAGGCAACGCAAGTTCGATTGACAGTTACACCTATGTGATTCAAAAGACAGGCAGTGCCACATACGTTGTGTTGGCATCACAGACCAAGTTCGCATAAGGATAAAAAATGCCTCGTTTATCCAAGATTGGAGCCGCCGCACTCGCCGCCTTTGGGTGGACTTCTGGCTCTGCTGTATCTGCTAGTTACCTAGTTGTTGCTGGTGGTGGTGGTGGTGGAACAAACCAATACTTTGACCAAGGGGCAGGTGGTGGTGGCGCAGGTGGATTGCAAACAAGCACATTATCTTTAAGCCTAACTCAGTCATACACAGTTACAGTCGGTGCTGGCGGTGTTGGCTCATCAGACACCACAGCAACAGGAACAAACGGAAGTAATTCTGTTTTTTCATCAATAACTTCTACTGGTGGCGGTGGCGGCGGAAGTAGAAATGCTCCGGGTGCTGTTTCCTTAACTCCATTACCCGGTGCTAACGGTGGTTCTGGTGGTGGTGGCGCTGGCCCATCCGCTGTTGGTGGCTCTGGAAATACACCTTCAACAAGTCCATCTCAGGGTAATAATGGTGGAACTGCTGGCTCTCACGGAGGCGGTGCTGGTGGTGGCGCAGGGGCTGTTGGTGGTTCTGGTAGCGGAGCAACCCCCGGAAATGGTGGCGCTGGCACTGCATCCTCAATATCTGGCTCATCTGTCACCTACGCTGGTGGCGGTGGTGGCGGTAGAGGTCAATCTGCTGGCGCTGGCGGCACTGCAACAGGTGGCGGCGGTGCAGGCGGTTCTTACTCTAATAACAATGGTTCAAATGCAACTGCTAATTTAGGTGGAGGCGGTGGAGGCTCATCTGGGTGTACCTCAACAACTCTTGGTCAAGTTGGTGGTAACGGTGGCTCAGGCATCGTAATCATCTCCTACACAAGCGCAACACAATTATTTGGTGGTGGAACTGTTACCCAATCAGGCGGTAACTTCATTCACACAT